GCGCGGTATGCCTCATATTTTGGGTGACAAACCTCGTTTAACGTTAGCGTTACGCTTTGCGAATTACCACTCGTTGAGGTTATTGTAATTGTATCGCCTGTTACTGCGTTATCGGTTGTTATTTGTAAATAATATATTTTGTCGCCGCTTTCATTTACGTCCGTTGTTGGTGTTGGTAAACTGTTATCGCTATCATTCCAATTTGAATCCTCAACGTCCCAAAATTCATCGGTAAAATTCCAAACCGCATCCGTTACGGTTGTTTGAGCCTGCGGCAATGGTTCCGAAAATATAGGTATTTTAATATCGCGCCCACGTACAAACGGGATGCAAGTATTTGTTTGCAAAACCATTGGCGTAAAACCGGCGGAGTTTGTCGGATCATTTGAGGTCCTTGGGTTAATACCCTCCTCAAATTCGCCATAACCGTCAAAGGCTAAATATGTTTGTTCGTCTGTTGTACCGCCTCCCGGGGCGTTTAATGTTGCGCCCGTATCATCCTCACGCACCGCGCTTATAAAAACCCAAACCGCGTCAACCGCCTCGGTATAATACTCGGTTTCTAAATAATCGCGTATTAATTCGCTTATTTCAATAACAACAAAATTGTCGGTTGTTTCTTTTACAAATTTTGTAACCGTATAAGTTGCCGTTGTTGGTTTGTCATTTGTAACGTGTCCCGAATAAATAAAAATAGAATATATAACCTTAAACAAATTCTCGTTTGCGCCCTGGTCGCTTGGGTTTGATATACTCTTAATATAATACGGGCTTCTTGCGTTTATTATTGTACTCATTTTATTATTTTTTGCTTTCTATTTTTTTAGCCGTTTTACGTATTTCGTTTGCAACATCCTCACCAACTGCACGAGCCAATTTTAACTCAACCCACTTTTGAGAGGTTTGAAATGAACGCGTTAAAAACATTGTTGACCTTATGCCTTTGTCGCGTATGCTGCGCGCAATTAAAAAACCTATTGTATTATAATTGCCTTTTGCAAATTGCCCTTTATCATTGCGTAAACGTATGTTACGTTTTTTGGCCCAATTCGCCAACGTTTCAACGGGCGGTATTTTTGAACTTGACTTAAACGAATACGGACTTGATGAGGTATTACCATCCGCATAATACGCGTTTGCACCTCGCACCCCTTTATCCAAAAATTTACCGTAACCCAACATTGAAATTAAAATATCAATACCTTGGTTATTTTTTTTTATTTCTGATTTTAACGAATTGTATAAATTTTTATCAACGTTATGTTTTCCTTTTGTAAGGCGCGACCTACTTTGTTGAACAATATATTTACCCCACTTCTCGGCAATTTTATTAACGTTTATGAATTGCATCGGTCTATATTATTACGCGTTGTTAATTGAAAATTAAAACTCCACCCGGCGAGGACGTTTTCAAATCGATCGCGAAACGGCTCGGCCGTTACATTTTCTTTATTTATATAAACGTTACCATCATATAAATCGCCAACAAATAATTTATCGACAATATGGTTGCCAACGTTTAACATTGAATTTAAAACGTATAACTCGCTTGAGTTTTGGTATATGCTGGGTTCGCTTTCAATACCAAGGTCATTGTGAACAATATCCATTATTAAAATACTAACCTCGTAATTTATTGTCGTGCTGCCAAAATTTGCTTGCCCAATTACAATATGCGCCAAAGGATATATTGTTTGTTTGTCTAAATCAATATCACCAATATCGCCAACTGTTACGGTATTTATTAATTTATTATTTAATAACGCATCCCGTAATTTTTCAACAATTTTAAAATAACTTTGGGCGCCTATGTTTTGGTCTATGCTCATTTATATTTATTTTTTATTTGTTTGCTTTCTACTTCTAATTTTTCTTTTTCAAATGCTAACATTGTTAAACATTGGTTGATATTTAATTCTGTTATTTCATTAAATCGCCTAATATCTCCTTGTGCCAATTGGTATAAACTCGAGTACCAACCCCACTTTTTGCCAAAGCCTCCAACTGTTGACGGTGTTTCGCCAACTCCGGGTCCGTTGTATAATTCATCATAACGCTCGACAATTCTATCCCTAAATTGTAAAAAAAAAGCATTGAACTAACAACCGCACTCATTGGCATATCCAACATTACATCGTGTAACAGATCCCCTTTATATTCTTGAATTGTATATTTTTCGCCTCGTTGTTGTGTTACGGGCCTATATAATACACTCATTGCCTTATGTAATTCGTTTACTTTGCCAATAAAATTGTCGAGGTCTATATATTCGCCAAATGTTATATTTTCCAAATCCGGCACAAAACCAAAGGTTGTTTGCCCAAGTTGAAACGTGCGGACGAGTTTTGGTTCCTGTAATAAAATGTCCGTTAATTCAGTAACAACCCGGTTAAAATCATTTAACGTCATTGCGGCCGCCTGTTCGTATGTAATGCCACAAAATATCTCAACCATTTTAACTTGAATAAAACGCTCCGAATTTTTATCATCAACGTTAGTATTTAAAACGCGATCATATTTTTGGTATTCGCGTAATGTTATATCCTCCAGGCCTTGCGGCATTTGTATTTTTATTTTCATATTGTTATAACGTTTGTTTTAAAAAAGTTTTTAAAAATAGACAAAAAAAAGGGTTGCGCATGCAACCCCTTTTAATTTGGTATTTTATTTAATCTCTCATTTTATTTGTGTTTTTAATTTTGTTACTAAATTTTTATGATCCTGTTTTATGCGCTTTTGTTCGTCTGAATATGCCTTGTTTGTAAATTGAAAAATTGCCGGCAAATCCTTATATAATTCATAAGCGTTAATTTCAAAATCTAAATTTTCGCCTTCGTTAGTTGTTGCGCTTAAATATACCGTCCCGTCCGAGCCGGCTATTGTTGTAAAATTGTTTAAGTAAAAATCCATAATTGTTTATTTAATGTTATATATAATTGTACGGGCCTCACATTCCAGGTCCTCCCATTTTCTCCATTTTTTAATATCGGCCTCGTCTATTGCCTGGGCTTTCATTTTTTGGCAATGCCTAATTTTGTCTTTTAAATCATCGAGTTGTGTTCTATTGTTTCTCATAATAAGTGTGTTTTAATAATTAAATAAATTGTTGTTAGTAATAATCCAACGTAACTCCAAAACGCCATTTTATAAGCGCTTTCATTTTTTGGGTTTTCCATTGGTTGCTTTTTTAATTTGTATTATTGCCGTGCAAATATCCAACGCTTGCCACTCGGTCGGCTTAAGTTTCTCGTGTTTACTCCAAAGGCGGCTTTGGTAATCCTGTAAATGTTCGAGGTCCCATAACATAAATACCTCCCACATAAACGCGTTAGCGCTTGATCGTATAAAATTTGTGTATTGATTTTGTTTCATTGTTTATTATTTTTAAATTATTCGGCAAAATATGAACCATCCGCTTTTACATAAAAAGCTTGACTTCCCTTTTCTACTAAAACCAAGTCCCCGGTTTTGTAAACATATTCAAATCCTTTATTTTCTAATCTTGTAATTGTACTTTTTTGTTGTGATGTCATTGTTTTATTGTTTATTATTATACTGCTAATATACAAACATTTGTTAATATACCAAACTTTTTTTTAATTTTTTTTATTTTTTTTTATAGCATATCCGCCTCCGAACACGCCCCGCAACAATACGGGCCTTTGTGTATAGGTTTATCGCAATATCTGCAATTGTTCTCGGGTTCATTCCAACCCCTGTAATTGTGCTCTTGTTCTACTAACCAATCGTCGTAATTCATAATTTTAATCTTAATTGTTGTTTATGTTGTTGTATTCGTTTTATTGCTGCGGCATAATAGCCGGGATCTGTTTCGCACGCCGTTAATTGATGGCCCAAATTGTGACAAGCAATAGCAATCGAACCGCTCCCCAAATGCGTATCCAAAATTTTATCGCCCGGGTTCGCGTAATTCATTATTAACCATTCGTATAATTTTATTGGTTTTTCTGTTGGGTGTATTCTTGGCGTGCCGTTGTTAGCATTGGCGCCAACCCAACTAACCTTATATTTACGTAACGCACGTTTAAAACTTGTAAACGCTAACTCGCCATCACTAAAATCATTTGAACCCGTACCTTTATCCCAAAATATCCAACCGCTCGAACCTGGCAAAAATTCCGTCATATAATTAGCGCCAAATATAATTTGATTTTTGCTTACCCTAAACAATTCATCAAAATAATTTTGGTTTGGTACGTTCGCATCCCACTCACTCGATCCCCGGTCAATTTTATTTTTGCCGTTGCCCAAAGTCATTTTTGTTACGTTAATACCATACGGGGGGTCCACAATAGCCAAATCAAAATAATTATCCGGGTAACGTTGCATTAACTGCATATTATCCTCGTTTGTTATTTTCATTGTTTAGTATTGTTTCAATACGGTTATTAATTTTTGTTTCAATTACCTCAACAATTCGTAAACGCAAATCCCATCTTGCCGGCTCGGATTCTAATAATAAAAGTTTTATTGCCCTTAATTCCGCAATACGTGCGGCCTCGATTTTACGATCAACATTTCGTAACTCGCGTTTTAATTCTTTGTTTTCGTTGTATAAATGGTCAATACTGCTCATAAAATAAAATCTTTGTATTTCTGCAAATTGTTATCAAATTTTGCTTGGTCTTTTAAGGCCTTGTAATTTTTCATTATGTAAAAAATTTGTGCGTTTGTTAAACCGGTTAAATTACTAACCAACCTTACGTTAAACATATTTGTAAGACCGCTCTCTCGAACGGCCTCATATTTGTTAAATTGTTTTGTTGTTATTTTCATTTTAGTAATTTTTTAATTCTACAATGTATCTTGAATAACCAAAACCCTCGTTGTTTACTAAAAACGTTTGGTTGCCACGCTTTACAATATATATGTATTTGTTAGCGTTGCCTTCTAATTCTCTTGGAAACAAATAATCAAAGGCGCTTGTGTGTAAACTAACGTTTAAAAATGGCGCGTTGTATATTGCTTTTACTTGTTTAGGATTTAGATCGTAAATACTAACTTCAGTACGGCAATCCTCAAAATCTACTTTTCTCTCAAATGGTATAACAAACCCGCCGTTTTCTACTGCTGCAATTTGCTCGTAATTGAACTCTCTATTTACTTTGTCTTGTGTGTTGTTTAATGTTTTCATTTTTTTTATTGTTTATTATTATACTACAAATATACACAATTGTTTATAAACTCCAAAACTTTTTTACTTTTTTTTTAAAATTTTTTTGTTTTAACCTGTAAAATTGGGTAAATTTTTTTTTAACGTATTGCATATTTGCCATAATTAGGGCGCGACAAACGGTTTACAACACTATAACGGGCGGCATCTGTTGCGTGATTAAACGCGTCAATTGGTTTGTTTGTTAATTGGCCGTTTTTATCCTCAATAAATTTATAATTGCGTAATTCTTTAATTAGGTTTATAGATCGTTCGGTAACGTATAATTTATAACGCCGTATTATGTCAATGCCTATATTAACCGAACCCTTGGCCGTTGGTTTTATATTGAACCCCAAGCGGTAAATTTCCTCGATGCTTTTTGGTTCTGCGCTATCCGCCCAAATTTCATCACGGCGGTCCAAATTTAATTTAGTAAACTCCCGGGCGATATCCTGGTTTGTCATTCCGGTACGGTATAACAACTCGTTAATATACATATTGTCTCCCTCCGTGTACGTTTCAACTAAAGCGGTCGGGTCATTTGTATAACCAAAATCAAGGCCCTTGGATATTAATTTAGCGGTTGGCGGTATTTCTTTAATTGTATTAAAATTAAAAATTAACGATCTGTTTTGCCCGCGTTCGCCCAAACCATAAACACGCCAATAATTGTCGTCAATGTTTTGTAAACGTTCAATTTCTTTAACAACAACATCCTCCAAAAAGGGGTTATCTTTATACGTGGTTTTAAAAAATTCAACATCATCCCGCGTTAATACTTTATCATATATCCAATGAAACTCGTCACTTGGGTTGTAATCAATTATAATTTTTTCCGTGGTTCTAAATATCAGTTGTTGCCAATCCTCAAAGTTTAATTCGTTACATTCATTAATAAATAATACATCACGTTTACGGCCTCGTATTTTTGTAGGTTGGTCCAAGGATATAAATTCAATGCGGTTAGTATTAATAAAATACTCGTGCGTTGTTTTTAAATGCAACTCCTCGTAATATATATTATTGCTTTTTAGTATTTCAAAAAAGTCGCGCATTACGGTACCTCTAACCGCCGGGAAGGTTTTACGTACGACCGTTATTGTTTTATTATTGTTTTGGCTGCAATAACTTAATAATAACCATAATAATATATTATATGTTTTACCGCTTCTTGTGCCGCCCTGTTCAACAATTATTTTGGCGTTACTGTTTGTTAAATGCTCAAATACTATATTGGTTTTTATTTTCATAAGCCACAATAACCCGAATCGCACTCGGTAAAATTCTCATCAAAAAACCTCATTTGTTTTAAACTGTTTTTAATTTCTCGGTATGTTGTGCCGTTTTTAAACGTTCTTTTTGCTTTATGTCCGTAACCTTTATCCTCTTCTTGATCGATAAACCATTGATACTTTTTGGGGTGTTTTTCACTCATATAACGTAATAATACCGGATTTCTATGAAAACAACCAATACAATTATTAAGGTACGCAAAACGTACCGGCTTACCTTTCCAATACGCCTCAATTTGGTCTTTAAAAATAGGAGGGTTTAATAAAGGAAAGACCGGCTTTTGCCAACCGACCGTTTTCCATTTGTTACGTTTGCCGTTTTTACTTTTACCAATAATATATTTGTGTTCAAGTAAACCTTCAGCATTGCAACGGGCCAACATATTATTTACGCGCCTGGTCTCATTTGCTCTAAAACCAATGCGGGTTTTTATTGGCTGCATATTGCAATTATTAAGCCACCAATTAAATATCGGTTTTAACTTCATCTCAACCGTGCAAAAGCGTTGCGTTACATTTGGTAAGTATTTTTTATCGCCTCTTATTATTATGTTATCAAAAGGCTCGCCGGTAACCCAATTTATTTTTTGTCCTATAAACTGCTCGAGGTCAAGCATCGTGTGAATAATAACATCCTCCTCTAACGTTCCAATAAACTCAACCCCCAATTTATCCGATACAATTTGCCGTAATTTTTTGTCCGGGTATATACAGTTTTTATCGGTCGTTCTAACTAATGCAAAAACATTATAATCGGCCGGGTAATGTTTAGCAATATAACTCGAGGTTTTGCCGCCGCTCAAAGAATTAACGGTCCTCATTCTTTATTATTTCGACCTCAAATAATTTGGTCCCTTCAATGCCGGTGTGTTCGGTTCGTTCAACATACCCGCGACCTTTGCCTTTAGTTTTTAAATAAAATATAGTTGCGCTCGTGTTGTTTTCTGCGATTTGCCTATGTAATTGAGACTCGGCAAAATCAAGGGCCACGTTTTGAACGTCATCAACTGCGCGTTTAAATTCCGGATCTGAATTGTACCAATCGTAATATGTTGTACGGCCTATCCCTGTTTTTTTACAAGCGGTTGTTACAACGCCGAGGCTTTGCTCTAACGCTGCAATCATTGCTTTTTTACTATGTTCGGTTTTGTTCGGTTTACTCATATCAATCGTTTTGCTTTTTGGCCTGTAAATTGTTGCCAACGTTCAATCGTTACGTCACAATAATACGGGTCTAATTCTATTGCGTAACATACGCGCTTTGTTTTTTGGCACGCTATTAAAGTCGAACCGCTGCCCAAAAATATATCAACTACAATATCATTTTTTTGGCTACTGTTTTTAATTAGTTTAACCATCAAATCAATCGGCTTGACTGTTGGGTGTGAGCCGTGCCTTTTCTTTTCCCTGGCGTTATCAATAACGTCCGCTTGTGAATTGTCGCCATACCATAAATAATCTTTATCCGTTACGGCATACGCTATCATCTCATATTTGGGGCGGTACCCTTTTTTACCGCTTAAGCCAAAACTGTTTTTATTCCAAATTAACGTCCTTATAAATTCCCAATTGCATTGTTTTATTGCCGTTATAAATTCGGCCTGGGTTTTCTGATCGTAAAAAATGTAAATGTTTGTTTTGTCTTTTAATGGTATTTGTTTAAATGCGTTTGTTAAAAATTTTATTAATTGTTCGCCTCTTAAATCGTCGTTTTCTATTTTTTTAATGTTATCGCGTTTTACGGTTTGGGTACGGCCGCCGCTTGCACTCACGCCATAAGGCGGGTCTGTTAAAATTAAATCAACCGTTTTACCATTCATTAAATTTTTAATATGCTCGGGGTTTGTACTATCGCCGCACGCTATTCGATGCTCGCCTAACTGCCAAACCTCCCCAAATTTAACACGCGTTTTAATTTGTTCGGGTATTTCGTCATCGTCTATATTGCCTTCAATTTCAATATCTGCGTTATCAAAATCCCAAACATCCAGGCCCCACTCAATTAACAACGGGTTATCCCACTCGTTAGCCAATACATCCCAATCCCACTCACCAAAACCAACGTTATCTTTTATTATAAATTCTTTTTGTTGCGCCTCCGGCAAATCAACCTTAATTATATATATTTCTTTTATACCGGCTTCAATACAGGCTTTTAAACGCATATTACCGCCCAATACAACAAAATCTTTATTTACAACAATTGGCCGTATTTCTAACATTTGCGGAAAGTCAATCACGCTTTTAACTAATTTGCGAAATTTAACATCCTTAATTATACGCGGGTTATTTGGGTTTGGTTTTATTTTTGTAATACTAACCTTCTCTTTAAATACTGTAAATAAATTTGGCTTCATATATTAATAACGTTTATTTGTTTTCATTTTCGGCCTCGACTTCCAATGTTGTTAAATATAGGTTATCAACGATATCGTATATTAAGTTTATTTCACGCTCCTCCAATAATGATATTTTATGGTTTACTAATTTTATTAATTGTTGTTTATTAAAATTTTTTGTACCGCCAACAATATCCTCAAGCCATTCAATAAGGTGTTTGCTATATTGTGCGTACATATCAAAATTTTTATACGCGTGTAACACGCTTGAATGATCGCTCGTTTTTCCTTTGCTAATTAAAAAATTAGCAATTTGCTCAAATGTATAATTATGGTATCGATACGCAATAACAGAAAACAAACTCCTTGCCTCTATAATTGGCCGGTGCCTGGTGTTTTGATAAATGTTGACGCCCGCTAATTTATTAATTGTTCGGCCCAATGCTGCTAATTGTCTCATATAATATCTTTAATATAATAGTTATCTAAATTTACCTCGCCTTTAGTAAACCAATCCTCGTAACGTTTTATACCAATTTCGGTTTTTTCTTTTCCGCGTAAATAGGTCTCCTCGGTAACTTCAAAAATTCCAATATCCAAACTCCCTTTATCCAAAACCAAAAATTTAAAATCAAAATAATTAACGTTAAACAATTGGCAATAAATATATGCTTGTATATCGTAACCGTATTTATTAGCGGCATATTTAAAACCTTTGATATCCGTGGTTGTTTTAATATCAACAATAGTACCGCCCTCGCCTAAAATATCCGCCTTGCCTCTAAATATCCAGTCATTAACATAACCAATCTCGGCAACTTCAAAACGTGCGTTTTTTAATAGTGATACGGCGTAATCGTTTTTAAGTAAGGCATCGCCTAAACGTTCGGCATCTGTTCGCTCTTTCATTGTGTAGACCGTGCCGTGTTTTTTTAGCGCCTCTTTGTATTTTTTAGTATTTTTACTTTGTACGTCAACAAATATATTTTTTTCAAATTTGTCGTTTTCAAGGATTAATTGGTGCAACAATTTACCATCACGCAAACCTTGCGTTTCTAACGGTGCGTAATTTGTAACGTAATAATACTTTTTTGGACTATCAACAAGTAATTTTATTGAACTGCTGCTTAATGCGTTTGTGCCTAATTCGCCATAATAAAAATCGTCGTTATCTAATTTGGGTAAAATATCCTTGTAACGCCAAACGGTGCCGTCTAACAATGTAATCATTTTCATAATTTAGTTATTTTTTTAAGGTTGTTTATTTGTTTATTTAATTTTACGATCTGTTTTTTTAATTCGCGGTTTTCTAATTCGTTATTATTTTTATCCTCTCGAAATTCAGAACAAACGCTTTTATATAAGCGCAACTCTTGCTCTAAATATGTAACATAAAAACACGTACCCGTCCAAGCCTCCGCCATTGTTTTAACCTCTTTATTTTTTGGTTTTAATTTTAACCAATTTTGGGTTAATTTTGAACCGCTTATAAAATGCGCGAGGTATTCTAATTGTTTAAGGTTATCAATTTTTTTGTGCATATTGTTTATTTAGTTTGCAAATATATAAATTAAATTTATATTAACAAAATTTAATAACTCGACTTGTTTACAATAGACGCCCAAGCCTCATCGAGCATATATACCTCCTTTTCAATTTTATGTTTTCGCCAAAATGTAGTCGAAGGACAACGTTTATTTATTACCTCCATATCTTTTAATTTGTTTAGCCAAAAATAATACGTACCCTTTGGGTCGCTTACAAAATATATTTTAACAATATCGTCCGGCAATTGCATTAACTCATCCATTTTATACTTTTCAATTAATTTAGTTTTATAATACTTTTTGCGAAATTTCATCTCAATAACGCATTTATGGCCTTTTGGTGTTTTCCCAATAGCGTCATAACATAAATTTTTATCGCCGCACCATTCCAGGCGCCAATCATCAAAACCATTTAAAAACCAAACCAGGGCGCGCTCAAGTTTGTTGGTTATTGTTATCCTTCTCATATAAATCGTTTAATTGGTTAATCCATTGTTTTACCGTGTTTGGCGTGCAAGTACAAGGCTCGTAATACGTATGTTTAAAGTATTTACTATGTAACTCGCACAATAATTTAAAATGCGGTTTATTTAATTTTGTTGTAACGTTTTCTTTGAATAACGCCCAACGTTTTTTATCATTTGCCTCCATACTAAAACAAATCGATATCATTCCACTCCTCACGCCTTCGATCGCAACCGCAATCCTCAACGCCTAACCATTTTGTCACGCGTTTAACTAACCAACGTATGCCGGTATATTTCGTTATATAAAATACGAGGTCTCCTAATTTCATTTATTATTAATTTTACTTTTAATTTTAATGTGGTTTATTTCTCTAAAATAGTTGTTATTTAAGTACGTGTAGTAATTTTTTTTTTATACACTATATAACCATCCTCTTTTAATTTTTTTATACGTTTTTTGTTTTTCTTTTCTTTTTTTCTAAACGCGTTAAAAATTATATTTTCAATTACATTATGTTTATGTTTCATTTTGTTTATTTTAATGTTTCTATTGGCTGCAAATCGGTTATTTTAATTTCGTAACCGGTTGCTTTTAATTTTAATTTGGTGCCGTCCTGGCGTGTTCTTAATGTACCCTTTTTAAATTTTTCGGCTTTTTCAAAAAAATCCTCTTTTGTGATCCAACCATCCACGGTCAACTCGTATGTCTGTTTATTCAGCGTACAAAATATATACGCGTCACAATCAAAATCCTTTTGAAACCCGATCAAATTATGAACATACCACTCACGCGGCGGCACGCGGCGGCCTGTTGTTTTAACGTCTATTTTGAGCCCTTTATGCTCGAGGTCCCAACCGCCGTCAAATTCCGCTTTTAAATCAATGCTTTTACCAAACATACGTTTTATAATATATTCGCCTAACATTCCGGTATATTGCTCGGCCTGGTTGCCGTTGGCCGTATGTCGTTTGCCAATGTTGTTGTTTTTAACAAACTGCCAAACTTCGTTTTTACTTTTATTGTCGATTTTTATTTTCATTTGTTTAGAATTTTATATAATAGTTTATCAATTTTATTTTTTGTTCTATAAATAGAATAATAGTCAATGCCGGTTTTTTTTGATAACTCCAACATTGAAAAACCCTCTTGGTAAATTAACTCGTAAATTTTACGATCGTACAAATGCCAAGATTTTATTTCTTTTTTAATTTCGTTTAATTGTTCATTATACTCTAAATTATGAGGCTGCGTTGTTTTGTTTAAATAGTTATTGCGCTCGCGTACTGTTTTTTTATTTTTGCGCATTTTGTCGTTAAACAAATTTTTTAAAACTATAAATACAAAATAATAATTTACCTCCGTTTCATTATACATTAATGTTTTATCATAACGCCCTTGCCACGCGTGTACTTTCAAATACATATCTTGAACCAGGTCCTCCGCTTCAGCATCCAGGCCAAAAGACCGGGCAATTGTTACCCAACGTTTATGAGATTTTGCGAGTATTTTCAAAACGTTTACCATAAAATTACTTGGATGCCAATTACAAAAAAACATAATGTTATAATTTTTAGATTTCGGCCTGTTTCGTATTCATAAAATTCGTCGTATAAAACGCCAACCATTACGCCGGCAATAAATACTTGTTTTATGTGGACTCCATTTTTCAAAACGGTACAACATCTTTATCCTTTAAAGGTATTTCTAAAAGCCGCTTTCCGTTAATTTCAAAACCAACGTTGTTGGGTATGCTGCTTAATTTTATAGGTTCATCAATTGGAGTCGGTCTGCCGCCTGTTTCAACTTCTTTAACCTTTCGTACGTGTATAGCCGAATTAACCCAATCGGTTGGGTGTTGGAGGTACCTATGTATCACCCAAAAATCATCGCTTCGGTTTACGAATTTGCCGCCACCTTCAACATCCGAGGCGAGCGGCGGTATTGGATGGCCCGCGAAATCGTGTCCGATAGGGTGTTTAATACGTAATGCGTTTGTATTGGCGTGCGTGTTTAGCCATACGCTTACGTTTTTTGTTTTGCAAAATATGCGTATTTCACTTGTTGCTTGGTAATCGTACTCGTGTGAACCGACGCCCTTCATTAATGCGTGGTCCTTTATTAAACTATTATACGGGTCAATTAATAAACCGTTATAATCCCAAGCGCTTTTTACATTGTTTGCCGTTTCTAATAATGTTTTGTATGTATATAATTCGCTTGAGTCAATTATTTTAAAATGGTTGTTTATATAATCAATATGTTTTTTATAATTTTTCGGATCAATTTTGTTTAAAGGTTGTAATTCTAAAAATTCAATAAGTTTGCGTAATATAGAATATGCCTCGTTTTCGCTGCTAAATATCAACCAACGTAACCCGTGTTTTTTTGTATATAATAGCATTAAATATAAAATTAATGTAGTTTTACCAACGTTGGCGTGACCCAATATAACGTTAAAATTTGTTGGTTTAAACCTTATAAATTGGTCTATTTCCGGTATTTCTAATTTTAACCCTTCTTTAATTTTTCCGGATCTGATTTTGTCGAGGTGTTCAATTGTTTTATTTACGTTTATAAGCATATTTGAGTTATTAAAAATTGTTTATTTCTGCAATTTAAAAAATTATGTTCAATAAAAAAAGGGGTTGCGAAAACAACCCCCTTAATGAAAACTACATATTTAACAAAATAATTAAAACGGTAAATCATCATCTTTATTTATAACCGGTTCACGGTCTTTTAAATGTTCATCGTATTTGACCTCCGTTACCGGGTTTGGGTTTATCCAGGTGCTTAACGATGCATACGGGCCTTTGCCTTCGTATTGTGATTTTAAAATACTTATACGTCCCCGGCCTTTATTTGACTTAAAGACCTCCTCGTGTTTTGCTAATTGTTTTTTTAACGTTTCGTAATTAAACACAAGGTCAAAAATTACAAAATCTTTGGAGTTTTCGTTTACGAAAAAATCCTCCATATTTTCTTGGTTTGCCATAATTATATATTTAAAAGTAATGTTTTATATTTCGTTGTATATTCTGCAATTTCGTTTAATTGTATTTTACCCGAATTACACAACTCAATTGCACCTTTGAAAGCAACACTTCCCGCAATATCCTCGCGGTCCGCTTTACCTTTGCCGCCTGTAAATTTATAATTTGCCGGGGCGTTTTTATTGATCGCAAAATCTTTAGACCTGGCGGTGTTATATTCTGCATTACTAATATCCCAATTTAATAAATGCCCAACCGGTTTGATATTATAATCATCGTGTTTGGTTTTTTCTTTTGCAAAAAATGTCCATTCAGAACCATTGTCAAAAGTAACCTTCCATTTAGGTTTATCCTTATAAAAATTGTCGGGAGTTATTTTTGTTATTTTATTTTCCATAATTTAAAGTTTTTGTTTCGTTGTTAAATAAGTAATCTTTATCGATTTTAATTTGCAATTCGTTTTTTTGGACTTCAATTTCTTTTGTTGCTTCCAAAAATTCAACTTGCTTTTTTAGGTTTTCGACCTCATTTTCCAGGGCCTCGATCCTTGCTCGTAAATAATCCATAATTAAGAATTTTATTGTTAATACTGCCAAAGATATAAAAAAATGTTAATATAACCAAAAAAAAGAAGGCGCAAACAAAAAAAGAAATTGCTGCGCCTTTTAAATAAACAATAAAACTCTCGTAAAAAAGAGTTTGTAAATATACTAAAATTTTGACAATTCGGCTTTATAATACTCAATTATTTCTTGAATATCATAATTAGACAATTTATAAATTTTGTTTGCTTTTTTTAGTAAACCCTCGCTTGTGCCGGGTCCGTATTTTTGGTCAATATAAATACTAAATTTGTATTGCTCGCCGTATTTAAAAACATTGCACCCGCTACATTGTACGGCGCAATTTTGCTCGTCCCAACGCGTTGAATAAAACCGGCGCGACTGAAAATGCCCGCATTGTAATTTTTTCCAATGGTCTTTTTTGCCACAAGTACAACATTCGGTTATCCCGTTACGATCTGCAAAACGCCGCCTTATATATTCAGAAAATACGGCATCGGCTTTTTTTACAAGTTTGCTTCTTGTTGTTTTTTTTGGCATTGCTATCCCTCCAAACTATCACGCGATTTGATTTTGTAAAAAATTTTTAATAACTTCGCCGATATAAATATATAATTATTTAATAACAAAAAAAATAATATATATGTAATATACGGGTAAAATCTTATTTGTGCCTATTATTCCCCATCACTTTCTCAATTCCACGCGAGCCAAAATATGCGCCAACAATTAGCGATAAAACTCCTTGAATACTGTCAAGCGGGTATTCTAAAAACCAACCCGTCACGTATGCAATTGAAAAAAAACACAATGTAATTGGCCTTACGTTTTTCGTCAAAAATGTACCGCTTGCGCTCATATCCGCGCTCCAACGTTTAGTAACCTCCTCCATTTCAACACGGTCCAACTCCAACAATTTTAGAGCCTTTTCTTTATCCTCAACAGGCAACACGGGGTCTTTGTCAATTAAGTTTTTTACAACCCCTAACAAACCTTTATCCGGCAACACGTCACCAATGTTGTTTACAATTTCAGATCCGGTCCCCAATAAAAATTTACCAACTTTTGTATCCTTAAATTTCTTTTTGTCGCTCATTTTTGTATAATATATAAATTGTAAAAACTAAAATTAATATAAATAATATCGTATATATGTTGGGATGCGTTTCGCCGCATAATCCCGTTAAGTGTTTAAATGTTTCCATTATTTGCCTTGTCCCCTATATTTTTTTTTGAATTTAACTTGTCCCCGGCTTGCGTTTTTACTATGAACCCCGGGTCGTTTTTTATGTTGTTTTTTAACGTATGTATAAACAAATTTTTTAGGCATTTTAAATTTGGTTGCTTATCCACTCATACTCACTTTTTGCGTCAAATGAAGGGCAAGCCTTTGAACTAAAATCACGATGCCCGTATATAACGGCTTGCGGGTATTGTATTTTTAAACTACATAACAACTCCTCAAGCGATGCTTTTTGCTGCGGCGTACGTGTATCCTTTGCCGGCCATTTGCCACGCTCGTCACGTTGGGCCTCAACCCCGCCAATATAACAAATACCAATTGAGCAATAATTCTCGCCTTTAGTGTGCGCGCCGGTTTGTTCAATTGGGCGGCCTTCGTTAATAGTACCCTCCTCATCGTTTTGTATAACAAAATGATAACCAATATCACGCCAACCACGTTTTAAATGCCAACGCCGTATCGTTTCAACACTATAATCTTTGCCTTCTCTTGTTGCGCTACAATGCACAATAATTTTAGTTATTTTTCGCATTTTCTAATTGTTCGTTTATATCTTTAATTTCTGCATCAGTTAGGTCCTCTTTGTGTTCTAAAAGGTTTTCTAATTGTGCGATTAATTCTATTCGTTTATCCATTTTAACCAATTGTACGCTCGGTCGTTTGATCAATAAATTTACCCGTAATTAAACGAAATTTGATCCGTAAATAAACGGAGTAATTTGGCCTTGTTTCATTTACGCCGCCGCCTGGTTTGTTCAACCTCCTTAAGCCAAGTTTAGGCATAATCCCGGCCCTAAATGTTTCATTATTACCCGTGCCGTCCGATGCAATTGGATTAATTGGTTTATTGGTTATATACATTCCGTCGTTGTTTCTATATTCGCCCAAACTCATACTCCAAATTTGAGCGTTTTCGCCTTGGCCCGTGTTAATAAAAATATACGGATCTGAATTTGGCCCGCCATAACCACCCCTTACAGGCGGATAACCGCTCTCGCCTGGTATCATTTGAGCCTTTCTTAAGTATTCAACGCCTAAAATTTCAATCATTTGAACCGGCCCGGGCGTAAAATTAAATAAGTCAAATTCATCATAACCGTTGCCGCCTTGGTTTGCACCCCAACCGTTTGGGTTTATTTTTATTGTGTAGTATTTCTCGTCCTCAACCATAAAACCACTTGGGCCAATTGCTAAATTATAACGAGGTCCCCACGTGTACGCGGAGTCGCCGTTTTTCATTTGCATAGTTGGCAAGCCGCCGGCTCCCGTTGTACTAAACGTATTGCCGTAATTACCAAATTTGGTCCCGTTATTATAACCTACGTGTTGAAATCTGCCACTCCCAAAATTTACAAGCCCGGATATATCTGCGCTCCCGGCACAATCAAACGCTTTACTTGGGTTTGTTCTAATTCCTAATTTACCGCTTGAACCTGAAATTTTTATAAAATTGGTTTGGCCGCTTACTTCAATATCCCCTTGCGTTACGCTTATACTTCCGCCGTTACAACTTATATTTGATTGGGTATCTATTGGACCCTCAACCGATAAACTTTCGCTCGCTAAAATCGCACTCGATACCTCAATTGAGCCATTTGTTGCGCTGCCTGGGGGTTGTGTTTTGGCCTCAATTTGATCCGTGACAACGCCGCTAAAAGTACCGCTACCGCCACTCGAGCCGCTTGTTATTATTGTACTGCCATCCTCGGCGAGTACGTTACCTTTAAATGTAGCGTCCGATTGTGAGGTTCCATTTTCTAAAACCTTATCCCCGTTTTGTGCAAGTACATCGCCCCGAAACGTTGCCGTTAAACCACCCGGACCGCCATTATTTAAAACCCTGTTATTTTCATTTGAATAAACGTCCCCAATAACGTCGGTTGTTGTTTTGCCTGTAATTGTTGCACCCTGGCCGTCCCTTCCTAATGATAAAGCGCTATCGTTACCAACGCCGTCCTCAATGTTTGTTTTGCCTGTTGCGGGCAAGCCGCTTGTGCTATCGTTTGTTTTTAAAAGGCCGTCGTATGTATCCTTAATTTTTTGTCCCGTTAATGTTGCCATTTTTTAAATTTTTATTTTTATTTTTTATAAACCTATTTAACAACTCTATATTTTTCTTTTTAGGTTTGCTTTTACGTTTCATAAATTCTAAAGCGTTATTACCAAAATGCCCAATCATAACACAAAACCTTGAAAAGTTGCATCACGGTCCGGATACATATCATCGTCTTTATTCGCGTTATATTCCGGGTATTTCGTTTGGTTATAATTCATAAAATCAATAAAACGCCTTGTATAAAATTGAGCAAAGTCGCGGTGACTATTAACTAACGTGTCAATATCCTCTTTGGTTGCGTTTGCGCTATTTTCCGAACCCTGGGCATATACGCCGCCGTTAGAAATTGTAAACCTTGCAAACGGTAAATAATCAGTCATTGCAAAATGTATTAACATATTTTTTATATGGTCGTTTATTAACGTTTTATAATCTGCGTTTGCCGAATCGTTTATCGTACCGTCTTTAACCAACGTTTGTAATTTTTCAAATAATGCGCCGCCAAGGTAATTTTGAATATGAATCTCTTGACTAATTTTCAAAAAATATATAAACTTATCCACGTCAACCGATCCGTCAATTAACGTATTTTGTTTTAAATCTTTTGTTGTTATAAATAACGCCGTTGCCATAATTTACTTTTTTCTTTTTCGTTTATTACTATTTACGCTCGCTATCCAATTAGGGTGATGCCCGCCGTATTCCATATCAACCGGAGGTATTGTTGAATCCCTAAAACCGTAAGGCGTTGGTTTATATGTTTTCGGTATGCTGCCCGTTTCTTGATAGTTGCGCAAAAATTTACTTGGTTTTGTTTTATCTTTTAAACGGTATAATACCGCCTCCCAAACGTGGTGACAATACGGACCGCCTTTCCAACGAAACAAATCGTACGGCTTTTGTTTATGCCCAAATTGTCTATTTACGCCGCTTTTGCTTGCAGCGTCAATATCCTCAATACGGTAAACGGCCGGTTTGCCATCGCTGCCAAAACGGGTCATCATACGCGAACAAAAATCGCGTGAGTTGCCGCTTGCACGTGCTGCCTTATATCTATAACGTACACGGTAAAAACTTTTATCCAAATATGAAAAAGTATTTTCATTTTGTTTACGCCTTTGCGGTATAACCTTGCCGGCTAATTCAGTAACAAAATTTTGTTTGGGTTCAATACAAATCGTTGCCCAATCCTCGTGAGAAATCATATCCTCCTCAACATTTCGTTTGTCTACAAACTCCCAATCGTTGTTTAATTCACTTGTTTTTAAATTTTCAAATAATATGTTTTGCTCTTCCTGGTTTAATTCTAAATGATTATTACTCATTTTTACGCCCGTTTCCTCTTCTTGCGTTTCGTCATCAACCAACTCCGAGTCAATTTCTGTAAATTCTAACGGTTGCAATGTTTTAAAATATAGGTTTAAGGATATTCCGTTATATGCCAAAATGCGATCAAATGCCTCCAACATTAACTCTTGAAACGGCCTTATCACCGTGTTATCCATAAGAGTCGAGGCGGTTTTCAATTCATCGGCGTTATTACCAAGACCGGTTTGGTCTTTAATTCCTAACAACATAGGCGATACAACTCTATGAGCAACCATTATTTTACGCATTGACTCCGTTGACAAAAATTCATATTGTTGGTGTGCATCGCTTAATTGTACGGCCTCAATACTTGCCTCGTTATCTTTAGAATCATTAAAAGATAAAATGAATTTGCCCGCTGCTGAACTGCCGGAGTACTTTTCATAAATACGCCTTTCGATTAATTCACGCTCCTCCTCGTTTGGTATGCCGTTATTAAACGAGATGAGCATTGACGGGGCCAAACCGTTAAGGATATTTGAATTATGAAAATTCGCAATTTCCTCCTCAAGTTGGGCATACTGCAAACCACCCGCATAATCCGCCGGACTAAAATAATAATGCCCGGCAACGTATGGTTTTATATATAAAATTTCAATTGACTCGTTACTTGTCCCAAATGCCGGGATACGTGTTGGCTCGTCTCCACGTTTAAAATTTTCCCAATCGTGGTAATAATAATATGCTTTTACTTCGCCATCATCCTCGTCGCATTTTTCCATTGCTAACGTTTCAATTGGCATTTGTTCAATACGTGCTATTTTTTTTCTATCCTTTGAGTATATAATTTGTATTGCGCATTGACCCATTAATTTTAAATCGTAAACTAATTTACGTATGCACTCCTTTTTTAATAACGATATTGCCTGGGCGTATTCGTTTGGTTGTTTATTGCTATCGGTTGCATCCAAACCTTTCCCGTATATCATTTGGCTTATACCGTTAATAATTGCGTTGTTAGTTGGTGAGCCTGTATAACGGTCCAATAAATATGCAAAATATGAATTGTTATCCCCAAACGTTACCCAATCTTTGTTTTTTTCAACACGTATATCCGGGCTTACATAATTAGCCAAATTAACTATATTTATTTTGCCTTGTTGTTTCTTTTTCATATTACAATGTAATCGTTATTTTCTGTTGTGTTTTCTACAAATTCGCCATCATTGATCGTATAATTTTTATTGTCAACCTGGTCGATATCCTGGTCTGTAACAAAAATTTTATCCTTATAAACGCACGTATTATCACCGCCGCCCGCCGGTTTGTCAAATACTGCCAATGAATAAAAACGCCCCTCTTTTAGGCCTGTTATATTCATTATTAAACGCGTATAATCCCCCTCGGTTGCGGTACCAACTGAATACGTTAAATCGCTATTTGTAATATCGTCCGTAATTTGTATTAATTGCGAAACGTTACTCGAATCCGTTATAAATGGCCGTTTTATAAAATATAAATTTTGTGCCTCGGTTGTTGGTTTCAATAGTATCATATATATATAACGCAAATAATTAATTTTTTTGCATAAAAAAAAGGGTTGCCTAAACAACCCCTTTTAACAACTAACTCAAATTATGAAAAAAACTATTTTATATATCGCTTATATCAGAACCAGTCACAACAGTAATACCCGCACCACTTAAACCACCGTTTAAGAAATTAGCCGGCTTTTTTTCCATTCCTTGCAATGTAAGCGTATAACCGCTCATATCGCCCATCGCTGCGCCCGTTGCTACGGTCCCACCATTCACATCACAACCAAACTCCAATCCCGCTAAAAATACGTTGCCGTTGTTATCCTCAATTGCTACGTGAGGTCTTGCAACTGCAATTAACGCAAGTTGGTCGTGCGACTCGGGTGACAATTTTTTAAAATTCAATGTTAAAACTTGATCATAAAAAGTCGTACCATTCTCTCTTGAACTTGTAACAGTTTGCTCAAATCCACTATTGCCTCTTACTTGATATTTATATGCGTTTATTGTGCTTTCGCTAAAACTTGCAATTTCGTCACTTGATGATGAATATGTAACAGTACCCAAACCGCCAAAATCAATAAAGTAAACGGCTTGTATGCCGCCAACTGTATCCTTACACGGTTCGGTCCTTCCCTTATTTATTAAACACGCCATTTGTATATATTTTAAATTATTAAACTAAAAGGGGAGTTTTACGTCCCCTTATTTATATTATGCCAACGTTAGTAATACGATATCGCTTCCGATGCCATATTGGACCCCGGCTGAATATCTCATAACACAACGTACATTTTGGCTCCCGTCAATATCCGCTAAATCGATCAATTTAACCTCGTTATGATCTGCCAATAATCCCGTACCAAAATAAAAGTTGCTTGATTGTCCCGCAACTATGTTAGTACTTGGCAATCCTGGAGCGTGCTGCAATTTAATACCCTCAAATGATAAGGCGTTACCTTGGTTATACCAAAGGTCACCTTGGTTGTTGATACCCGCCGCACCGGCTCCATTATTACCAAAACCGCTCATTGCTCTAATAAATGGTTGCAATGCTGCCGTCGGTAAATAAATTGTTACATCCGGTTGTGAGTAAACTGCGCTTGGTAATTTATCAACAACGTTACCGAGCAACGTTCTAATGTTGCCCGCCGTAAATGAGGTTTCTGATGAATTAGCCGCATCTTGTACGTCTGAATCATTCGCCAATAATGTTGTAAACCCGTCAAATTCGCCGGTATTATTTGCATCACCTTGCCAAATGTTTTGCTCGGTTTTTTCCGCTACTTTTGCCACTACGTGTCCCAAAATAAAATCGCTGAATTTTGGCGGTAACGACTTGTAACTTGAGTAACCCATTGCAATCGACTCCCAATCCGAAATAAAATCTTTTTTACAAAATTGTAAATTTACTTGAAATTGAGCCGGTTCGAGTACTCTTTCCGTTAGAGAAAAAGTATCGGGTGTCCCACCGTTAGCAAAATCACAAGTTGCATCGACTATGAAATTTGCATCATCTGTCACCTTTTTAAGGACTTCTTTATACGCTACATTTGGCTTAATGGTAATTGAACCCTCGGCCAATGTTTTACCCGACAATAATGCCGCCGAAATGTACTTTCCGGCAAACTCACCCGCGTACGTGGTCGTTATCGAATTTATCGAATTGTCGGCGTCTGCTAAATTAATTTTTCTTGTGTTCATTTTTCTTAATTATTTAATTTTTCAAATACAATATCCAACATATTTTTTGGCCTTCTTTCCGCGAATTGAACGACTTGTCTTTTTGCCGTTTTTTCCGGGGAGTGTTTAAAAGGTTGTACTGCCGGTTTGCTTAATTCTGCTTGTAATTCTGCTTTTTCGTCTGCTTTTTCAGATCCTAAATTTTCGTTGTTTTCTGCAAGTTTTTTATAACCCGCTTTTACTTCGTCAATCATTGCTTTAATTTCTTCCAATGCTTGTGAAAATTCTTCTTTACTAACATATTGCGCGTCAACTTCCTCGGTTTCTTTTTCCTCTTTTTCAACTTCCTCCTCTTCCTCGTGGTCGGCTAATTTTGCAATTACGCCCTCTTCCTCGACTGTTAAAATTCTGTTGTCCTCAAGTTGATAAGAACCAATTGGGAGCGCAACTTTCTCATCCTCGGTAACAATAAAAACCGACTCCGACTCCTCAAATTTGTTTGCTTCGAGAATTGTGCCGTTTTCGAGTTTTAATTGCTCCATTTTTACCTCAAGACCCAATACGGCCTTGACCCTATTTAATGTATCAATTGCGTTACTCATTTTTAATTTTTTAATGATTAATACTTAAATAACGCGTACGTTAAATTATTTTGCGTTTAAGGTTTTAAATTTTGCCTATTCCTTGGGCCTGTAATGAACCGTCACAACATTTACGAGAGTATGTACCGTTTGGGCATAAACAAGCGCGCTTGCTTTGCGCTCGGCAACGTGACGGGGTTTTAAATGAAAATTTATTTTTTAAATATCGGTACATTATATTTGTATATTTACGCCGGCTTTTATGAATTGTAAATTTTTATCCCAAAACCGGGTTTGTTCAATTTCTGTAAATAAACCAATTTTTTTAGTTATAAACCACCCAAACATCACGCCGTAATTATAATCAACCCAATCATCCGAGCCAATATAATTTTTATAACTGTAAATTTTATCGCCGCTAATATGTTTGTGTTTTGGTAATATATTGGCCCAAGTATGCAACCAAAAGTTATCACGGTAATAATAAAAATCAGAACCCGCAATAATACTTAACGTTGCCAACGTTCCAATGTTGTTTAATTGTGTTTGGTTATAATCGTTTACAATATCTTGATAAATGTTTCGCCTAAAATCCAGATCGGTATCCGCAACCCGGTCCCCGTTTTCATTTACCCAATACCAATCAAAGTTATCTAACTGCCCGTCGTTATCGTAATCAATGCCGTAATAAATATCATAATAACCGTATTCATAAGCCAAATCCCACCAAGGCGAGGTTTCTAAATAATTTGCAATTGGGTTAAACCCGTAAGGTTTGTGTGTTCTAACAATGCCGCCAATACTTAAATTAAATTTATTGCCAATTGGTATTTTTAAACGCAAATCAGCGCTTTTATAATTCAAATTAATAATACCGTTTTTTTGTATTTCTAATTTAGTACTCCACCATTTACGCGAATACCTTAAAAAGTAACGTTCGCTTTCAAATTCACGGCCGCGTTGTTTACCCTTTGTATATTGCACCAAATACTCCAGGCCTTTAACATTCCCAAAATTACTATTTAAACTTGAGTTTTGTTCGCTGCCATCATAAAATCGGTTTTCTTTATTTTCGTAACCAAACCTCGCAATTTTGCGAATACCAAAAGAATAACTAAAATCGTTTGTTACTTCCGGGGTTGTATTTATAACCTCCCCGCCTTGTGTTACAAAATAACTATCCGGCACAAATAAGGGGCTTGACTCCGTATATGAACCGTATAAAGTTGAATACTTAAAAATTTCTTTTAGTAATTGAGCGTTACAAATTGTTGTAAATAATAACGCGGTTATGAGGGCAAATTTTCGCATATACATTTTGATTTTAATTTTTCGAGTGTGTTATTCCAATTAATATGAACCCAACACTTAAAGGCTTCTAATTTTTTTGTTATGTATTTTAATAAACGTATCATATTTTTTAAAATTTATTTTGTAATAATTCATTTAATTTACGATCTATTTTTTTTGCAGCATCCTCCGGGAGTTTTAAACTCACCCCGCTCTCAATTCGTAAAATTTCTTTACCATTTTGAAAAATAACAATTGTTGGTAAATACTTAATTTTGTCGTTTTCAAATAATTTTTTATCCGTTTCAATGTAAAAATAATATGTATTATGCTCGTTAAATTTTTTTAAATTCAACTCGTTATCTTTTACAAAACTTGCCGAATACTGCACAACGCTTATATCACTTTTATAATCTTGGGCATTAACAAAACCACAAAATAAAAACAATAATATAAACGTTTTAAACATTACCTTAATTTATTGTAAAGGCGCTCCTCCATTTTTGCCAATTGTTCTTTTAATTCATCAATATCCTCTTGTATATTAACGACGTCTTTTTCTACTTTTTCAATTGTTGTGCGCACCAATTCATCTTTGTATTGAAATTCTATTTTACTAACCTCCGGTTGGGGTTCGCTCATTGCTAAACTAATTTGACCTTGTAAACTCCAATACGTGCCGGCCAACATTAATGTAAAACCAATAATCATCCCAATTGTTTTAAGGTCAAGTGTTACATTTGTGTTTTCCGACAATTTCATTTTAATTAATTTTTAGTTGATTTTGGGTGTTTTTTTGGCAACAGATCGTAATCGGTTGTATATTTCGCGTTTTGCGGTCTGCCATTTTTTAATAAATAAAGGTACGCGTTGGTCCTGGCAAATGCCCATTGTGAGGCGCTTTTAACCGTTGGGGAGTGTGAGGTATTAAACGCACCAAGGCCGCGCTGAAACACGCTTTTTAATTGGCCTAACGTTGCGCCGTAACCTAATTTATCTTTATAACGTTTGTTAAAATCGTCAACCTTTTTTTGTAGTGTTGCCTCGTCCTTTTTACTAACCTTTGCACCCCTGGCGGTTGACGCGTCACCTTTTGCGGTGCCTTCGCCTTTTGGGTTTTTATTTGGCGTATCGCTTGCCGGTGCTTTTTTGCTGCGTTTTACGCCTCCACGTGGTCCAATTTCTGCGAGCGCGTGTTGTTTACACGGCATAAACCACTCCTTATCATTTTCAATATGTACGTGATGCCCTTCGCAACCAATATCCTTGGCGATTTTTTCTGCCTGTTCTTTTGTTGCGTATGCCAATCGGTCGTTAATTATTGCGTAATTTTCGTCGACCTCAATGTATTCTAATTTTTCTTTGTCAATTTGTTTTAATTTTTTTATTGCCCACTCAACTCCGGCGCTCCCGCCCCAAGCGTCCCACATTAAACCGCCGCAACCTTCATCATACGGCACGTCCTTATTTTGTTGGTGCCTTTTAAAACTTGCCATACGAGCAATCGTCGAACGGCTGATATTTTCTTTTCTCGAAAGTTGCCCGGCTCTTGTCCAACCAACGCTCGTCCCGCAATCGCTGCCTTTTTCCTCTTTGTATTTTATTGCACGTTTTGCATTGTTTACGGCTGCTTCCGGGTAATCGTTGAACGTTTCTAATTCAACTCCCTCAAGCGCTTGTTTTAATTCGTTTAACATTTCGTTAGCCAAATCCTCATCCGTTTCTTTTTGTTTGGCGTCGGCACGATCAACAAAATAACCCTCAATTGAAAAGCCTTTTACTTTGCCCGTTTTAACAAAATTATCCCAAATATCATCGTTATCGACTTTAATTGCACCGGCCCAAGTACCCTTTGGCAAATCCATACCGTACAAATTAGTTTTATCCATTTTGGGGTCCTCAACTATCCAGGACTCAACCAATGTTAAACCGCTAACGTTTTGTTGGTGTTCTAATGTTGCCGATGCTTGAAAACCCTTTTTTAAATATAATTGGCTTGCCTGGCGTACCGTATCGCGATTAAAATAAATATAATAATCCTCATCATTATTACGCCTAAATATCGGTTTATTTGGCGTTAAAATTGCACCAACAAGCAAACGTTTCTCCTCATCTTGCTTGGCAAAATTAAATTGCTTTTGGTCTTTTAATGCAACGAAATCCTCCTCAATGGCCGGATGCTCGACTACGCTTATCGCTTCGACAAAATTTTCGTTTTCATCATCTAAAATTAACTCGACTATTTTCATATTATTTATATAACGTTAATTTATTATTTTTTTGCACATTTTTTAAATTGATGCGCTATCAACTATATTACGCTCGAGCGCTTGTTCGCTTGTTACTTCACTCGCAACAACAAACGTTTGAATTGGTGCTTGTTGTTGACCGGCTAAAGCGTCCGCAATTTGGTTAGTACCGCTCGCCCCAATTACATTAAACGCGGGGCCGGCATTTTCTGCTTGTGCCGTTGCCTCTTGAACCGGCGGCGGTGTTGGAGGCGGAGGTGCGCTTGCGCCCGCGCCTGTTCTTGAAACGGCTTTTTTAACCGTGTTCATAATTGAGATACCTTGACCGATCGCTGCGGCAATTGTTATAATGTTTTGAGGAAAGCCAATCTTTGCGGATTTTGATACGTTTTGCCCGGCATCGACTGCGGTTTCTGCTAATGCCTTTTTACCTTTAAACGTTATGTTTTTAAGGTCCATCATCATCTCCTTCATTTGTAAAATTTGTTTTGCCAATAACAATGCTTGGCCGACCCTGGTTTCTGCGCCCGCTAAATTACGCACCGCGTCAAGCGCTGCCATTTTACCCGCAACTTTATCTTGGTCGAGTTTTTCCTCGGCTTTTTGTATATTTGCCAACGCTGCTAATTTTTGCTCTTCGCTTAATAATTCATCCTCATTTATTAACCTTCGGCGTTCGTCTAAAATTGCGCGGCGCTCCTCAAATTGTAGGGCCTCAAATTCTTTATCTAATTCCAACTCCTTTAAACGCTCCTCTTGTTTTTTAAGTTTATCGGCTGCGTCTTTTTCGTTTTGTTTGTCGATTTTTTCCTGGTCTTTTGCAGCGGCCTCCTCCTCTAATTGGTCAAAATAATTATTTAATGCTTCTTGTGCTTTTATTTTTTCCTCATTGCTTAATTTTAACGCGTCTAATTCCGCTTGTGCGCGTTCCCTTTGGCGTTGCGCTTTTTGTAAAGAGGTTGTATCGTCAAGGTCTTGTTGGCGTTGTAAGTATTTTTTCTCTAAATCAAGTAATTTTTTTAGATCATCCTCGCGTTGTTTTTTTGCTTTTTCTGCGGCCTCTTTGTCCTGTTCTAATTTTTCCTCTTGTATTTCGGCTAATTCCGCATTTTTCGCTTTTTCCTCTCGCAAAATTTCGTTTGCTTCTGCTTTGGCTTGATAACGTGCTGCAAACGTTTTACCCTTATTATAAACTTCTACAAACGCATCCCGGCCTTTTCTTATTTCATCCTCCGCCCGGTCAATTATTGCGGCGGCCATTTTTACTCTTTTTTGTGCTGCGTTCGCGTCAATTGCTGCGCCTATAATTGGGATACGTGATATTTGAATTAATATATTATTTGCGGCTTTTGTTATTTGGCCAACTAAATACAAAAAGCCTCCGCCTATAATTTGCCTCGCCCCTTGCATAATTAATTTATTTGCCTCAAAAATATCACCAAATAAAAAACCGAAAAACTCAACGGCCTTGGTCGCGCCTGTTATTGCAATGGTTAAACCTTGAACAATGGTCCTTTGTATTTTATTAATTATACCGTCCCCGTCCTCAATTGCTAATAAAAACCCTTCCCACGCCGAGCCGAGTTTTGTTGTATCACCCTCCAAATTGTCGAGCCTCATTTCTGCAATTGCTTTGGCTGCGCCGTCAAATTGTTTTCCGCCTTGTTCAACGGTATCGCTTGCCTTATTAAACGACTCCTCTAATTCGTCAATTTTCTCCGCGTTGTTTGCTAAATTCAAAAGAGATTTTGCACCAACAACTCCAACCAACTCAACGGCCGTACCTAATTGATCGCTCGAATTTGATACTTTATTCATAGCGTCCTCAAGCGAAATTCCCTCTTTGTTTAATGCAATAAATGTCTTTGATAAACCGGTACCGGCTAAACTTCCTTTAATACCCGTAT